TGAAGCAGCAGGCAGAATATGAGAAGTTAGTCAAAGAAGTTGCTAATGCACAGGCAATGCCAGCCAATACATTAAAAGAAAATACTAGAAGAACTAATGCAATAGAAAGAGCTGTTGGCAACTTAGGAAACTTTACAAATATAGTTAGAGGGCTATCTACTAGTGGAAGTGCAATGCAACAAAAAGCATTTGCAGAGGCATTTGCTGATATATTAAAATCTCCTGCTGCAGTAAGAGGAACTTCTGGATCTGTCATAAATGGAAAATATGTGGCTGGTCCAAACATGCCAGACTTAGGATTTGCTGCAAAAGATGTTAAGGCGGCAGAAAGAGAAGCCTTATTGATAACTGGTGGCAAGAAGTTATCTGATCTATATGATGCAATATCAAAACAAAATAATCCAGATAAAGGAAATATTTATGGTAAAAATAATCCATATGTATTACGAGGAAAATATGAAACTAAAGAGGATGGAACACTAACAGATGCTGCTCGTGGACAAATTGTAGATAGGCTTAAATTAGGTAAAAATGATTTCTTTAAGTATGGAGATCAGTTATATCGTGTAACTGGATCCAATATGAATACCGCAAGAGCATATTTACAAAAAGCTTCAGGTGGATTTATATCTGGACCAGGAACATCTACATCAGATTCAATTCCAGCAATGCTGTCTAATGGAGAATATGTTATAAATGCTGCATCCGTTAGAGCACTAGGCACACCATTATTAGATAGAATTAATGGAATGGCAATGGGCGGGATGGTAAGATATGATATTCCTAAATACAGTACTGGCGGAAGAATAATGTATAATCAGGGAGGCCCAGCTTCTTCTTCAAATGCATTATATAATATCAATGTTACACTTAATGGATCAAACATGAATGCTGACGATGTTGCTAAGGCTATAAGCAGAGAGATGAGAATTAGAGAAGCGGCAGCTGGAATAGGTAGGAGATATTAATGTCATTTGAAAATTTACCAAAGGGCTCAGTCTTATACATAGAGGCTACAGATCCTTTAGCTATGGATCCAGCTAATAATCAATTTACATATGGTGGCTCTACATTTACTGCACCAGGTCAAAAATATAGTGCAGCTGCTGCCTCAAGAAATTTCCTAGCTGTTGGAGATAAATTAAATACAAAATTTAGAAGAGTTTCAGAGCATAACAGGTCAGAGTTTAATATGGGTACCATTAGGATTGAGCAGCAACAAAGAATGGCTAATGGGTCATTAAGGAAGTATTTTGTAGCTGACAAAAAGACATTTAACGTATCCTGGTCAATGCTTCCATCATTTAGAAATGAGGCGGTAGACGGAGCATGGGCGGCGGAAGATATAAAAGCCTTCTATGAATCCTCAACAGGACAAGGATCTTTTAGAATTAAAATAAACCCTACTCCCTTTGCAGTATCTAATATAGAGCAATCAGATGGGGTTTTAGTAGATGACTATACATATACAGTAGTATTTACTTCTTGCAATTTTACAGTAGTAAAAAGGGGCTTGCAGACATATTGGAATGTTGATTTAAGTATGGAGCAAGTATGATTAATTTAGATCCAGCCGCAAAAACAATATTAGAAGAAAATAGGACTGTCTCTACTTCGGCGGGCGCACTTATTGAGTACAATATGAATAGAATGGTAGATTATATTGATGCTACATCTACTGCTGATTATGGAGATTTAACAAATAGTTATAAAAAACTTTTCCCTATAGATACAATATATAAGCCTAATAGACCTATGCTGCCTGGGATTAAATATTTGATTTATACAGTTAATAATACAGATACTCCAGACAACACATTTATTTCTCCACGTGAAGTTAACCCAACAGGTACAAGATTATATTATCCAGGAAACAGTATGACTTATAAGTACTGGCTTGGGCCAAAGGACGAAGATATCAGCATAAACATATCTTATTTTTCAGATGAGGCAAAGCAAAATCCAAAATTAATAACTGCAAATAAGATTGTAGCAAGATTTGAAGACAGCCATGATGTCCCATCGTCTTGGACAATTACAGCAACTAAATCAGATGATTCTACAATTACTGTAACTGGAACTGAATTGGTTAATGGAGAAGCAACCGTTTATTATAATGGTACAGGATGGTCAACAACAGCTCCATCTTCTTTTAATTCATATCAACAGTTTAAATCCATAAGCCTACAGGCTACAAATTCTTCTAGTGGAAAACTTTTAGGTGTAATAGAATTTGCGCCATTTTTTATTATAGACGTCACAAATGATGTTCAGACATTTACCGTTACAAAGGAAACAAGTAACGATTCAGACTCAATAATTCCAGTGGGAACATTAACAGCCAACACCTTGGCATTAACATTAAACAAATTTACTCAAGGATCTTTAAAGCTAAAAGAATATATTCGTGGTGAAGAAATTGATCCTATAAACGTTTATTTGTTTAAGGATACATTGGTAAAGCCTTATATAATAGTTAAAGATAATAACAATGAATATAAAATAAATCAAGGATATTTTTATATGCACTCCTGGAATGTTGGAGAGTTTGGAGATGCTAACATAACAGCTTTAGACGCTGCTAAAATATTACAAGAAACTCTAGCTCCAGAAATATTAATTGAAGACTATCCAATAACAGCAGTTATACGTGTACTATTAGATTCTGTTGGATTTTCTAACTATCAGTTTTTTACCGCAGAAACGGAAACATCAGTTCCATCAGTAACCTATTGGTGGTCAGATAGGTCTAAAACAGTTTGGGAGTGCCTACAGGAATTATGTAGGGACATACAGATGAATGCATTTGTTGATGAAAACAATATGCTTAATTTCTACAGCAGAGATTATATTTATGACAGCACAAGAAGTTCTGATTGGCTACTTACAAGCGAAACAGATGGAGCAGTGCTTCCAAATATAATTAATTTTACGGCTTCAGAATCAGCTTCAGCAAATGCTGTTAAGGTAATTTGGTCAGCAGCTTCTACTTCTCAATATGATGGTTCATCATCTCCATTATGGAAATCTGAGGAAACATTTTTAGGGGCGGGAACATTAGCAGAGCCATTATTGTCAACAGACGAATACTTCTTTTTGAATAATAGCACTATATCTCAAGATACAAACATGCAATCCTTATTTAGCTTTAATGGATACACATTAATTAATGATGAAGTCATAGAATATGATGGCATAGAATATCAATATGTTCCAAAAGATGATCCTTCTTCAGACCCAATTCCTGTATTAATTAAATCTGATTCGGATGTTTATAAATACAGATATCTTTCTAAGCCAGGATATTCTAATATAAGTGATGTTAATACTGCATATTTTAAACCAACAGGCAGATATAAAATTAAAGAAAGAGCATTGTGGAATACCACAACTCCTTCAGTTCATGAAAAATCCCCATCTTCATATATAAATACATCTGGAGAAAACGATACTAGAAAATTTAATAGATATAAAATAAATCTATTATCAGCATCTTCTTCTACTAAAAAAGATTCTAATAGCGGATCTTTTAGACCAGATACTAACCCAAATCAAAATACAATCAGCAAGTCCTTCCTTGTGTTGGACAATCTAGATAAAGATAAAACTACTTACGATATAGCCGTAAAGACATTTGACTCTGTAAATGTATCAGATAGTTATTTTGCGTTTGGGACAAGATTATATTTTGACACTCAATTTGAAAGCCCCGCACAAATAGGTGGTGTGGCATTTTTTACAGGAGATACTGGAAAGCAAGGTTATTATATAACCATACATACAACTGCATCTGCTAAAACAAATAAAGAAGTTAGAATTATGAAGTTTAATAGCGATGGTAAGGTAGTGCTGTTATCAGATAGTCAATCAAAACAAATCAATAGGCTAGCTGGAATTTATGCTGGACAGGCATACAATATTGACGTGAGAGTAAAAGCTGGAGTAGACCAGAATGAAATAGTAGTCTTTATAAATGGATTTAAAATCAAAGCCGTAGATAATACTAATGAGGTGGTTCCTAAAATTAGTAAAAGCAAAAATTTTGGACTTCTATGCGGACAAGGTGTGGCGTATTATGAATATGCTTATGCTAAAAGTATAGATAAGGAAGACTACGATCAGTCAGTTTCTAAAAGTAGCTTCTTTTTTGATGGAGTATTTTCTGATGACACAATATCTTTATTACATGGAAACCTTATATATTCTCAAGGTGCAAATGAAAATAAAAGAGATGAGTCGTTTATTGAGTTCGGATCTACTGCTAGAGAAATTAGAAAAGCCAAGGTTAAATATAATGGAGGACCTGGAATACCATTAAAATTTTCAACCGCTTCAAATAGATATGCAACTGTTTTAGATACTAGACTTCAACCATTTGAGGCAGAAACATACGTTTTAAATAATACAACTACGTTTGTTCCTTTAGATGACGGTAACTATACCAGCTTCTATGTTTTGGGAAACACGATAAATAAATCAAGCCCATTAGAATATAGCACCGATGAACCTTCAGAGCTTGCTACAAAGGAGCCAGTAATATTTGAATCAAATTGGATACAGTCTGAGCCAGATGCAAAATCTTTAGGAGATTGGATTAAGTCTACAGTTTTAAATAAGGGAAAGTATGTAGAAATGGAAATATTTGGAAACCCAGCATTATCTGCTGGAGATATAGTTAGTATAAATTACCCATTGCAAGGTTTAGATGGAGACAATAAATATATTATCGTTAGAGCAGAAACTCAATATTTAGAGGGGGTGACTACTAGGTTGACCTGTAGGCAGATATCAAGCCCAGTGGTATAATAAATAAATGGCCAAAAAATCAGATAAAAAATTAAGCACTTTAGACATATCAGAAGTATCACCTATTATTGTTGATACTTCATCAACTGATGACTTTTACCTATCCAATAAATGGAAAGGTGGCAAGGCCTTACCCCTAGGATCTAGAAACACCAAATTCCCATTTGGTTCAACAGAGACCATTGGAGATGGCGACGGTGGAGAAGATGACTCTGGAGAAAATGATGAAAGACCTAGTACGGAAGACGTTTCAATATTAAGTCAGGAAATCTATTATGATGCAGCTGGAATGGCAAGGGTAAAAGTAACTTTTAAAATATACAATTCAAGTGAGGAGCCAATAGACGGATTCGCATTTGCGATAGCGCCAAAGGTTTAGGAGAAAAATGATAACTCAATTCGGAAAAAGATTTTTAACAAATTTTATAGCAGGCAGTACTTCTTTTGCAAAAAAGGATATGGCTATAGGAATATCAAATGAAACGGAGTATGCATCTTCTAATACTAATTCAAGACTAGGATTTGAATTCTATAGGCTCCCAGTAGAGTTTGGTGGCGTAGACGTAGATACAACAGTTACACCAAATACTTATACTGTAATTTATTCTGCTACGCTACCAGCAGATTTAGCAGGAAAAATAAATGAAGTTGGAATATTCCCTGGAACAAGGTCATCTATAAATAACTATGACAGCAAATTCATAACTGACTTTGAGCTACCATTTGATTGGTCCCCAACTCCAAATATTGATCAGACTAATTATAGGGTTGGTAATAGCTCATTAATTTTTGAGTCAGATGGGGCGGCGGAGCAAGAATATAAATCTACCATAGAAACACTAGATGTAAGTGGATATAGCAATTTCGACACACTATCTTTTTCATTTATTCAATTAGATGAAAATTTATCAGAGATAAAAATAAGATTATACAGCTCAAATACTGATTACTTAGAGATGGCATTTAATCAAGGGTCTTTAGGTAATAATATATTAGAAAAAGAATTATCAGAATTTGTTACAGTTGGATCACCAGACAAGGCAAATATTACAGAAATTGGAATTGTGATTGTTCCCAGCGTTGCTACTACATCTGTAGTCATGGACGGGTTAAGAATAAATGATGAGGATACATTTGATCCGCTATATGGATTGATATCAAGAAAAGTTTTAAGCACAGAAATAGAAAAGGTCTCAGGAAAAGAATTAATTATTGAATATAAGCTAGACCTTTCATTCGGAGGATAAATTGGCAAGATATCCAGACCTTAGTAGTCAGGTTCGAGACGGAGATTACTTTAGAGTAGTAATCGACGACTTAGATCCAAATACAGACTACCTTCTTAGATTTGGTTGGATATTTACAGATAAAGAAAAAGGCGAAAGCCCACTATCAAATATTTTTGAATTTAAAACAATTGAAAATGTAAAACAGGAAGTTGAAAATGTTGTTGCCACCTGGGAAGGAACTACTCTAAAAATAACATGGGATAAAACTTCTGCTTTAGCTAAAGGTTATCAAATATATCTAACTAATTCTGGAGTGACATCAAGCTGGACACAATCAATTGATGCAAATCAAACTCAGCAATCTTGGAAGCTTTCTAAAGAATCTAACAGAGCAAACTTTGGCGGTATATTTAGAACTTCATTTACAGGGTTTTTAAAAACTACATATTTAGATGGAACCACTTCTGGAGTTTCATTTACTGTTCCTGAGTATTTAGATGCAATATGTTCTTTATCTATAGGTGATTCTGATTGGTCTTTAGCACAATCTGTAGATGGATTAATTGCCACCTGGAAGGCGAGTTCTGTAGAATACCCAACATATAAATATACAGAAGTTTGGGTTGAAGACCCAGTATCTTTAGTTTATACAAGAGAGTACTCAGGCATAGGGCCAGCTTCAGTAACTTTATATTCTATAGCTAATCATAATGTAAAAATAAAACATTTTTCTGAAAGTGGATGCAGCACTGATTTTTCCAATATAAAAGTATTTACTCCGTTTGACAGTATAGTAAATGATACCACGCCTCCTGAAAATACATTTACTTTAGGAACCGCAACAGTTTCAGATGATCCTAACGGACTGTTTTCCTTTGATAAAAAAGTTTTATTCACATGGACTGAAAATGCAGATGAAGATACTGCTGGATATAGAGTAAGATTTAGGATAAGTGGGTCGTCAGATCCATATACATACATGTCTGTTCCAGGAAAAGATAAAACATCTACATATCTTTATGGATTAAAAGGAGGACAGACATACGAAATAGGAGTAAGCACGTTTGATGTTTATGGGACAACTAACGAAACTCAGTGGAGAACATATCCAGATATTGTTGCACCATTAAACACAGAGTTGGAGCCAGATGTAGCTATTACCGCTGGAGATATGAAGCTTGGATACGGTATAGGTGGAGATAGCGCACAAAAGGGATTATATTTAGGTCCCGAAAATTATTGGTATATTCAGGGAAATACAACACTGTCATCTGCTGCACGAGTTTCAATAGGCGGAACTAATGATAAGTTAATATGGGACGGAAGTAATTTAACTGCTACTGGAACTATAAATGCAAATGCTGGAACATTTACGGGTGTAGTCAACATAGGCACTGCTTCAGTAAATGGTCAGCTAAATCTATATGCGGGAGCTAATAAGTTTGAAGTTGGAAGACTAAAAGATATTAATGGCAATTGGCTCAATGAAATAGGAATTCAAGGAACGGACTCTACGGGACAATTATTTCAATTAGACACCTTAAATGGAGTAAGAGTTTTTAAGGGAAGCATTGGCGGATGGACAATAAATACAGATACAATATCTAAAAATTATACAAGCTTAAATTCAGATGGATCTATTACTGCTGGATCTTCTGGACAGTTTACGGTAACTTCAGCTGGAGCCCTTACTGCTACTGGGGCAACAATTATGGGAACCGTTCGAGCAAGTAATGGAGGATTTGGAACCTTAACTAGCGATCTTTCTGCTATAGATAAAGGTTGGGAAATTGATGCAGCTAAAATAGTTTCTACTGGGTCTGCTGCTGGAATAGGCACAATAGAGCTGGATGGAGAAAATGCTTCTATAAAAGGTGGAAAATTATATGGGGGCATATTTTATTTAAATACTACAGGTGCCACAGACAATACCGATTATATTTCTTCTGCTGGAAGTTTTAGATTGGGCGATGGCAGGGTGGTATGGAATAATGGAAGTTTATCAGTTCAAGGTGATATTCACGGATCAGATATTTATATTGGAACATATGACGCTAATAATTATACAAATGCTCCAGATTATATAAAAGCTGATGGACAACTAAGGCTTGCAAATGGTAAAATAGTCTATAATGGAAACAACTTATCTGTACAAACTGATTTAGTTGCTTCTAATGTATTTTTAGGTAGCTCAGAATCATTTTCATCTGGTTATTTATTGGGTAAAGATTCTACTATATCTGGAGTTACTAAAAATGCTGGATCATTTAATTTAGGTAGTGGAGCTATAACTTATGATGCGGCAACAGATGTATTTGAAGTAAACTCTACTGGAAAAACTTATGCAAATTTTAAAATTAAATTAAATATAACAAGCAATGAAGATGGAACTTTTGGAGACTCTACTGTGGTAATGGATAGATACGGATACCTAACAACAGGAAGAGCTTTTCAATATGGTGGCAATCAGTATCCGACTGATGCTGGAGCAGAAAGTGACAAAGTTACAATTAGAGGAAGATCATTTGTAAAAGGCGATATCTGGCTGAGCACAAAGGCGTAGCATGGCTGGAAGTCTTTGGCGTAAAACTGATAATAGCTGGGAGCGCATAAGAAGCGTATGGCGTAAAACCGACGGCGGCTGGGAGCGCATAAGAAGCGCATGGCGTAAAACAACTAGTGCCTGGGAAAGAGTTTTTGGATCTGGTATTCCTGCTCCAAAATCAGATGTCAATTTGTGGTTTATAGAATCACCTTATACCTCTAGCTCTAATAAAAGTACAACTGCCAGTTCTTCATCAGATGCTGCATGGCAAGATTCTAAAATGTATGTGCAAAGAGGTAAATGGGAAAATGATCCAGTATATTTTGAAGTAAGAATACAAAAGAAAAATTTTAGCGGGACATGGTCTCTAATTGATCCACCAGGAATAAACAGTTCTCAATTTACATATTTAATAAATCAAGACTATAGTGATAATGATTTTGAAGAGATATGGCCAACAACTTCTGCAGATTGGCCAAGTGTCTCATTAGATGATATAAAAAATAAATCTGTATTTAGAGCAAAATTTAGAGTTTCACAATCTTTAACTCCAGATGAAGTTGAGCTGGGAGAGTTAGAATATCATGTACCTTCAGATTCTGGAATTGCTCCAAGATTAAAGTTTGGATTTAACCCATTTTCTGGAGTTGGATTTTATGGAGAATTAGTAGAATATGAAGAGTTTTCTAATCCTGGGAATAAGGTGTTGGCAGTTAAATGGAGATACGAAACATCGTTGCTACCTTCTTCAGAGTTTATCAACTTAATAGGAAAGCAAGTTTTAGAAGTTGTAAATCAAAATGGGATAAGAGTACTTGGCCCATTTGAGGCAACTGTACAGACATCGAATCCTCAATTTTATATATTTAATTATACGCAATCTATGATTGATAGTGGAGACAACTATACAATACGCTTATATTCTATAGCAAATGATTATTATTATAACTCAAGTAATTCTTTAGAGCAGCATATGTCTGATTCAACCCAGACAAGACAGCTTGCAACAATGATGTGGCAACCTTCCCAGCTTCCAGAACCGCTTGGAGGCGCTAGTATAAGTGGAGTTATAAAAGAAGGCGGAACAATAACACTTAACGCTGGAAATTGGGACGAAGGCTCTTGCCCTATAACCCAATATAATTATTCTTTAGAATATTATGATCCACTTTTCGGTGAATATGTAGTGGCAAATAATGGTACGGCATACATAGAAAGTTCAGCCACAAGTGTAAGTTATACTATTCCAGAAACACACATACAAGATAATGGTACAGATCAGATCAGACTAGCAGTTTATGCCGTTAACTGCGCTGGAGTCAGCGAGACAGCAAATACCACAGCAGATCAAACTGTTCTTCCATTTACAAAAACATTTTATAAGGGAAGGTCTGTATGTAATGCAGAGCAGGGATGTTATATAGTAGAACCAGAATATACTGGAGAAACAGCAGATTATGCTCCAGGAGATGAGCCAGAAGATATAATAACTGGAACAATTAATCAAAGAGAGAAAATTGTATGGAGAGAGACTATAGAATGGGCAATTGCTTCAGCTGCTAATGAAGACTGTGTTGTTTGTGGACTTCATACAATAACTGCAACGGCTGGATTTGGTGGATCAATTACTCCAAGTGGCGAAGTGCAAGTTCAAACATTTAGCGATCAATCATTTACAATTACAGCAGATACAGGTTATAACATACTTAATGTTTTAATTGATGGTGTTTCATATGGCTCAATAACTTCTTACACTTTTACAAACGTAACAACTGATCACGCAATTTCAGTATCATTTTCTCAAAAAACATTTTATTGTTCAGCACGTGAACAAGACGGTACAACAAATAATTATACAAGCACAACAGATGAAACAAGTGCGTGTATAGCATGTCAAGAAGGAACTAGCGGATCCGCTAATTATCCAGAGCCACCAGCTTGTCAAGGATGTACGTGTTGTCCACTTACAAACGAGTGTGTGCCAACTTATACAATAACTGCAACGGCTGGAAGCGGAGGTTCTATAAGTCCAAGCGGATCAATAACGGTTAATCAGGGAGACAGTCAATCATTTACTATTACAGCTAATTCAGGATATCAAATACTAGAAACTTTAATTGATGGAATATCATACGGAAGCTTAACTAGCTATAATTTTACTAATATTCAATCAAATCACTCCATATCAGTAACCTTTACACAAACTTTATATTTCTGCACTGCCAGAGAAGCAGACGGTACAACAAATAATTATACGAGCACAACAGATGAAACAAGCCAGTGCGTTGCTTGTAATTCTGGAACTAGTGGATCTGCTAATTATCCAGAAGCCCCAGCATGTAATGGCTGTGTTTGCTGCGAGCTTTCTGAAGAATGTGTTCCTACATTTACAATAACTGCTAGCGCTGGTACTGGTGGTACCATTAGCCCAAGTGGAAGTATCGAGGTACAACAGGGCAATAGTCAATCATTTACAATTACTCCAAGCTCAGGTTATTCTATACTTAATGTTTTAATTGATGGAATTACGTATGGAACTATTAGTAGCTATACTTTTACAAATGTACAATCGGATCATACAATATCAGCAACATTTGCTTCAACAACCTGGTATTGCACTGCCAGAGAAGCAGACGGTACAACAAATAATTATACGAGCACAACAGATGAAAGTTCTACATGCACTTCATGTAGTCAGTCATGGTATCCAACAGCACCCCCATGTAGTGGATGTACATGCTGCTCAGCAAATATTAATGAATGCAGTTGTACAGTTACTAAATCATGTACTCCATGGGTATACACTTATGGAGCGTGGTCTGCTTGGGGAGCTTGTGTGGAGTGTGAGCAAAATAGATATAGGCCATATACTGCAACTAGAACCTGTTCTGGAACTAATGCTGATTGCAGTACTTATTCAGGAGTTGTAGAAAATACTTCTGGAAATCAGTATGATGATCCACAAAATTGTTGCTGTGCCGTTGTTGAAAATTGTACACCCTGGGTCTATACATACGGAGAATGGTCTGCCTGCGATATAAATAATAATAGATCAAGGTCTTGGTCTAGGACAAGAACTTGTTCTGGAACCAATGCAGACTGCAGTACGTATCAAGATGTTTCTACTACCCAAACTGGTACAGATACAGAACCGTGTCCAGAAACTTGGTATTGTACAACTAGCGTAAACTCAAATTGTGCTGGATGCACTAATTCAATAGAAACTAGCAATATTTCCCAAAGTGGATCTGGATATTCAATATCTTGTAGCACATCTACATATCCTAATTGTCAGACTCCTTGCGTTCAGTGGTGGTGTAAAACTACTACTCAAGATGGATATTGTGCTTTAACTGGTCCATTTGATACCGATCAGTCAGGTGCAGGTGGCATTTTTGTTACCGTGTGTACTACTGGAACAAGCAATCCGTATACATGTCAATCTCAACCACCGTTCTTTCCACCACACTTCCCACCTCACTTCCCACCATTCTTCCCACCTCACTTCCCACCATTCTTCCCACCACACTTCCCACCTCACTTCCCACCATTCTTCCCACCTCACTTCCCGCCATTCTTTCCACCACACTTCCCACCATTCTTCCCGCCACACTTCCCACCACACTTCCCACCATTCTTCCCGCCACACTTCCCGCCATTCTTCCCACCATTCTTCCCGCCACACTTCCCGCCATTCTTCCCACCATTTTTCCCACCGCATTTTCCAAATTGTTTACCACTAGGAACTCAGGCTGGGTGCGAATGTAATGGATTTTTCTGGGTAACTTCTACAGGGATATGCGCTCAATAAAACTATTGCCAGATTCTAATGTAAATGATATTATTAGACAAAAGGAGAACTATGAAAAAAAATGAAATAGATGGCGATGTGTATATGGTTTTAGTAAAAGGTGAGTATGCAGGATGGTTTAGCATACCAACTGGTGATGAAAAAACATATATTTTAAGAGCAGCTCTTTCTAGTAGTCCAACTATTATAGACATTTCTGAATTAGATATAGAAATAGAAGATTTACCAGAGCAAGCTAGCGGGTTTCTTTGGAACGGGTTAGGATTTGAAAGGCCAAATAATGGCAACTAAATGGGAACAATTTAAAAAGCTAAAAAATTCAAATGAAGTTAAGCCATGGGATTTTTTAAAACCCTCCACTGAATATGCAGAAAAAGAGGAGGCAGAAAAAAGGTTTTCTATATGCCTAGAATGTCCTCAATTAATACAGTCTACTAAAAGATGTTCTGAATGTGGATGCTTTATGGCAGCAAAAACAAAGCTTAAGTTAGCTACCTGCCCATTGAATAAATGGTAATGGTATAATATTTAAGGAGGTATTTATGACATATTCTTTAACGCCAGATGAAAAAATTACTATACTTAATCAACATTTAAGAAGTTTAGCTTTTTCTAAGTATAATTATGAGGTATCTTTGTCCGAAGAAATGGCAGCGGAATCTGCTGACCAAGCAACGGTAGATTCACTAACACTTGAAATTGCAGACATAAATAGAAAAATAGATTCGTTAGTTAATCAAGTTAACCAACTTCAAAATCCATAAGAAAGAAAAACTTGAATAACAAAGAGAATTTAATTATCTTAGCATTACAACAAAGAATTGGTGAAATGACTGCTAATTATGAAATGCAAATTGCATTGCTTAGAGCAGAATTAACTAATTTAATTGATCTACAAAATGATAAAAAGGAAGCTGTAGAAGATTATTCTAAATCTATAGAATCTTTAATTGGAGAAAATAATGGCTGAAGTTTTTAGAGATGGTGAACCAGTTGATCCTATTAAGCTACAAAATTTACAGGATCAAATAACTGAAATAAAGGCTACAGCATCTAATGCGCTAGACCTGGCCAATAGAACTTCTGATGGAACTACAGAAACTTATCAATTTATTACACGTGCAGACTCTATAGAATTTTCTAATTTAAAAAATGGAGTAAAAGTTTCTGAGCCCATAGATTTAGGATTTATAGAAGGAGACCTAGTTTATACTACTGCTACTCCAAGATATGTGAAACCAGAATTTTATAAAGTAAATGTTTCAATTAGTGGTCCACGACTGTCTCCAACAATTAATGTAAGTCAAACTAATTCAGATAAAAAAACTATGGAAAAATTAGTTGTTGATTACATATCAGTTGGAAAAAGGAAAATAGAACTTTCCTAGCCCTTGACAGGCTACGTCTTAATGCTACAATTACCCTAGCTTGAAATCTGTTTCTAAGCTTTTTACTTAAGGGTATAAATGACAAACGATTTAAAATGGATGCTTTCATCCGATCAACAATTTCCTTATCAAGATAACAAAATGATTGAATTATGGTTTAAGGTAATGGAATGGTTTAAGCCTGATGTGGTAGACATTCTTGGGGATACAGATGATCAGGCATGTTATAGTAAATATACAGAAGGTCGTTCTGCGGAATTTTTAAAGATGTATAAAGATCAAAATGGAGCATCTATATTCCCGTTGATGGAGCATGAGGCTAAAGGTGCAAGAGAATTTTATATAAGAAATAGGGAAGTTGCTGGAAAGGATGCAGAATTATTTACAGCACTAGGAAATCATGACATTCGTATTTTTAGGTATATGGATGCAAAGCTTCCAGAGTTTCTTAATATTGCCACGCCAGAATCTTTATGGAACTTGGATTCCCTGGGCTACGGTTATATTTATTACGACGACTTGCCTAAAAAAAGATATGGAGATATCCACGTTCATCATGGATTGTCTGTTGCCGATGCTGGAGCAGTTAGAGCAGATATGAATCAAATGCAAGTATCTTTAATTCGTGGCCATTCGCATAGGCTAGCTTCACACTTTCAGACTTATGAATTAAGAAATAAGGGCAAGGGAGAAACAATTCGTGGTTATGAAATCGGACATATGTGCGATCCAAGAAGTTCAGGAATGAAGTATATGCAGCACCACGATTGGCAAAAGGGATTTGCTGTTGCTCATATAGAAAATGGAAAATATCCACATGTTCAATTAGTCCAAGTTTCTCCAGACTATTCTTGCGTGATAGATGGCAGAGTGATTAAATTATGATGAAATGCGGAAAGTGTAAGGGTAGAGTTTTTGTAGACAGAGTATTCTCTCAAAAACTACACGTAGAAATGTTTTGCATAATGTGTGGAAAACGATGGATGATAAACAAGGATACAAGCCCACTAGGACGATGGCTAGAGCAAACAGAAAAAGACAAGCTAAAAGATTTAGCTATTTCTTCTTAAATAATAAAATACATAAAGTATTAAGTTATTCTAGAGCAAAAGACGAGATAGTTGCTTGGTGCTATCCAGATAAAAAAAGAGTTCTTTATTCTTATTCTCAAGTAGTTAAAAATATGGAAAATGCATATTCTACTAAACAAGTAGCTCAACTATTAAATAAGCATAAGATCACAATAGAGGATTATATTTTGGAGGGTAAAATAAAATATCCACAAAAAGTATATCCTATAGGAAATACAGAAAGTAGTTGGTATAAATTTATGTATAGTGAATCAGACATAATGGACATACATCAGTTTATTTTAGAATCAGGTTATTCTAAAAACATGCCCTCAAAAACAGAACTAAGAGCACTTCTCAAACACAACACTATATTGTATACTAAGACCACAGAGGGCAACTTTGTGCCAGTATGGAAGGCGGATTAATGTCTAGCAGGGTTGTAGTTTGTGAGATATGTAAGAAGGAAATAGAATTGCGTTGGGGCATTTTTGGCCACGACACATTGAGTAGACACAGAAAGGCGGAACACTAATGGGATTTGAACAATTGCCAGATAAGCAAGGTGAACTAGATCTCCCATATTTTAACTGGAGACCACCCACTCAAGTCAGAGTAGATTTATCATTTACCAGAAACCTTGGAAACTTTGAAAGTATTAAAATTGGAATTGGCGTGGATGATTATGTTCGTGACGGAGAGTCTGTAGATGCTGCAACTGACAGAGTATATAAGTTTGTTGAATCTAAATTGATATCTAAAACTCAAGAAGTTGAAGAAGAATTAAATGGCAACAAATAAAGAGCCGTATATATTGATTACTATTTACATGGCACTTTATGAGCAGAAGTATGGAAATAAACCTAGAATAAATAAATATAGAGAAAAGTGGGCTATGCAAGATGTGCTTGATAGCATAGGGTTTGACCAGGCCAAGGATGTTTTAAATTATTATTTCCGTACAGGAAAACCTGGCCATCCATTAAACTTCTTTTATAATAATTTTGATAGGCTTGAAGATATGATGATACAAGTAAATAAAGACGTAGCTAGTAGGGCACGTCTGCTTGAACAAACAAAGAAACTGGTTGAAGAAGAGTGAATACCGAAGCTGAATTAATTTCTGCCGTATGTAAAAATAAAGACATAAGCACCCTTCTTGCCGATAATGCAGATGATTTATTTACCTCCCATAAAGATATTTGGGATGGGTTAAAAAGCTACTATTATAAATTTAGAGCTGTTCCAGAAGCTGGAGTGCTGCAAGATAAATTTAAAGACTTTGAACCAGTACAGACTAAGGCTGAGACAGGTTATTATTTAGATAAACTTAAAAATGAATTTGTTTCTGCTAGGCTAAAAACAATTATGTTGCAGGCAGGATCTTCATTAAAAGAAGACGCCGCCTCTAGAGTTCTTGGGGTGATGCAGAGTCAATTAGCTACTCTTAGTAGATATACAAATAATGTGAGAGATGTTGATATTACTGACATTGAATCTGCAGAAAGACATTATCAGTCTGTAAAAGATAGGTCTACGGTCATGGGAGGAAGCCCAGGTATCCTTACAGGATTTGAGGCAATAGACAAGGCATACCCCACAGGAATGGCCCCAGGACACCTTATAGTGGCCATAGGATGGCCAGGAAGAGGAAAGACATGGTTTACCTCATACTTAGCCTGTAAGGCCTGGGAACAGGGCTTTAAGCCAATGATAGTATCGTTGGAAATGGCTCCAGAAAATATGCGAGACAGAATTTATACAATGCTCGGTTCAGGCCTGTTCCGTGCTAGCGATTTATCAAAAGGAGATATTAATTTAGATGACTTCAGATCGTGGGCAACAAAAACCACAGAAGGCAAGAACAGCTTTGTTCTCGTTTCTAATGAGGGCACAGCGGAGGTCACGCCTTCAACCATTCAAGGCAAGATTGACCAGCACAAGCCAGACTTAGTAATATTAGATTATCATCAATTATTTAATGATAATAAACGTAGCAATTCAGAAGTTGAAAGAAATAGAAATATATCAAGAGATTTTAAGTTGTTAGCAGTTACAAATAATATTCCAATTATAGATATTACTGCTGCCACTGCAGATGATATTTCAGATCAAGATGAGCCGCCTATGATGAGTCAGGTAGCATGGTCTAAAGCTATTGAGTATGATGCTGATATGGCTATAGCTATTCATAAGCATGCCAATACAGATATGATTGAGGTGGTGTCTAGAAAAAATCGTCATGGACAAGATTTTAGATTCTTCCTTGATTGGGATATAAATCGTGGAATTATTAAACCTATCTACGAAAATTTACCAGAATTAAATAATGACACACAAAAAGATAAAAAGATTTCAAATTGAGGTAGAGTTTATTGATGATTCTGATATTATCAGAATTAGAAATCAATATGAAAATCTATTAACTAGTCAGATGCGTGACTCTGGCTACGTAAGGGTGCTTGACATAGACCCAGCTTTTTCGGTAGAATTCACGGGCGAGACATGGAAGTTCTTAATGACTATCCATGGAATTTATGTGGGAAAGAAGAAAGCATGGCAATTAGAGGGTATAACCCAAAACAAACCAGTCAAACGGAATATACGCCAGCTCACATAAAATCTATAATTAAAAGTCTTGGAATAGACATTGCTGGCGAAACAGCAAATGATTATTTGTCTTATTGCCCATTTCACTCTAATAGACATACCCCTAGTTTTAGTATAAGTAGAACTAAAGGGGCATATATTTGTTTTAATCCATCATGTGGGAAAACTGGAACCGTTATGGAATTAGTAAAAGAAGCCCTTGGTAAAAATGAATATCAAGCTTTAAGATATATTGAGTCTAAAAGATCTGAGTCTATAGAAAATTTTGATGAAGAATTAAAATCAATGTTTGAGGATAAGCCAGAGTTTGTAGAGTTTTCACAGCAAACACTTGATGATTTGTACAATAATCTCGGTAGGAATAAACACGCACAAGAATATTTTCAACATAGAGGAATTAACTTAGACTCTATGCATTATTTTAAATTAGGATATTCGTCTAATTTAGGAATGGTAACTGTTCCAGTACATAGTCCAGATGGAACTCCAGTAGGATTAGTTGGTAGATCCATATCAGAAAAGAAGTTTAAGAATAGTAATAATTTGCCACGTAGTAAAACTATGTTTAATATTCACAGGGCCAAAAAATTTGGCGACCACGTGATAATAGTGGAGTCTAGCTTTGATGCAATCCGTGTGCATCAGGCTGGATTCCCTAATGTTATTGCCACGTTAGGTGGCCACATTTCTCATGACAACATTAAATCAATCAACAGATACTTCAATACAATAACATTAATGACAGATGCTGATGAGGCTGGCAGAGAATTAGGAATATCAATTGCTTCTAAATTAAAAAATAAAAACATCTTGTGGGCTTCGCACTCATATGGTAAGATATATCCTAATGGCGCAAAAGACGCAGGCGATATGTCTGATGAAGACATTAAGGCATGCATAAATAACGCAATTTCCGATTTCGAATATCGATCTTGGAACCCATGATATAATGGAAATACAGATGGATATATACCATCAAATATATTAAGGAGATACAAAATGGGTATAGCAAAAGGTTTGGCAAACCTAAAATTAGATAAGCCACAGGTAAATTCTGGTGAAGGAAGCAAGGCACGTTGGGTTAAATTAGAAGATGGTGAAAGCGTTAAGATAAGATTTTTACAAGAGCTTGATGCTAATTCTCCAACATACAACGATAAATTAGATGTAGGTATTTTTGCAGTAGAGCATACAAATCCAAAAGACTATAGAAAGAAACTGGTCTGCTCTTTTGAAGATGAAGATAGATGCTGGGGTTGTGAACAGCATAGAAAAGATTATACGGCTGGATGGAAAGCACGTCAAAGACTTTATATTAACGTTTTAGTAGACGATGGCAAAAATGATCCATATGTAGCAATATTGTCTCAGGGTATGAGTGGTAAAACAATTACCCCTACTTTAATTGAGTACGCTAACGAAATGGGTTCAATTAGTAACTTAATGTGGAGAATGAAAAGAACTGGGAAAAAGACAGATACTAGTTATACCATTATTCCATTAGCTAAAGACGATTCGGCATTTGATGTTTCTGGACTGGAATTATATAAGCTAGAAGAATCTGCTGTACGTCAGTTACCCTATAAAGATCAAGAAGTCTTTTTTTCAGGAAAGGCTGACCCCGAAGAGGCAGAGTCTACATCACAAGATGTAAGCTGGTAATTTAGAAAGGCGGAGAGTTAGTGTCATTTGCACATTTGCATGTACATTCTTATTATTCATTAATGGATGGGCTTAACTCTCCTGCCGATCTCGTAAAGGCAGCAAAGGATGCTGGTCAAAGCTCCATAGCCATAACAGACCATGGAACGCTAGCATCACATAGAGAATTTCAAATAGCTTGCAAAGAACAAGGCATAAAGCCCATTCTTGGCGTTGAAGCTTATATATCTCCAACAGATAGGTTTGACAGGTCTTCTAAAACAGATAAATCTATTCAGGCATACAATCATATAATTTTGCTCGCAAAAAATAAAAAAGGTTTACAGAACATAAATGCATTACAAGAAATAGCTTGGAATGAAGGATTTTATCACAAGCCACGTATTGATAGAGAGATATTAAAAGATTATGCTGAGGGTGTTATTGTTCTTACTGGATGCCTCAATGGGCTTGTTAGTAAATGTATCGAACGTGGCGATTTATCGGATGCCAAACTTTTACTCAAAGATTTTAGTAAAACTTTTGGCGAGGATCTATATGTGGAAGTTCAGTCTCATAACCCGCCAGAAATCAACAGAGTACTACTTGAATTAGCAGATGAATTAAAAATTAAGGCGGTGGCAACAGGAGATGCTCATTTTGCTAAAGGTGAAGATAAGGTATTAGAAGAAGCCATGCTAATATTATCTACAAACCCTAAGATGGACAAAGATGCAGACTTTGAAATGTCTCGTAATATGAAAGACATGTTGGATAGATTTAATTACTTGTATCCAGACAGAAGAATATCATTTCAGGATTATAATTTATTTATTCAAACATTTGATGAAATTTCAGAAGACTTTCGTAAAGCAGGAATTGAGCGCACAGATATATATTCAAATACATTAGAAGTTGCTGATAAGGTTCAAGAATATGATTTTTATAAGGGTCTAGATTTATTGCCTGTGCCCAAAAGAAATGCAGATGATAAACTAAAAGAATTAGCATATCAAGGGCTAAAGGCAAAAGGATTAGACCAAGATATTAATTATATTGAGCGTGTTGAAGAAGAGTTAAAAATAATTAAAGATAAGAAGTTTGCTTCTTATTTTTTAGTTATTGCTGATATGATTAATTGGGCCAAGACAAATTCTATTATGGTAGGTCCAGGCCGTGGTTCGGCAGCAGGTTCTTTGGTTTGTTACTCATTAGGAATTACAGACGTTGACCCAATTAAATATGATTTATTGTTTTTTAGATTCATTAATCCAGAAAGAAATGACTTCCCAGATATCGATACTGACTTTGAGGATCGACGCCGCAAAGAGGTCAAGAACTATCTGAAGCAGAAATTCAAACATGTTGCCTCCATTTCTACATATACTTATTTTAAGGATAAGGGAGTAGTCAGAGATGCTGCACGAGTATTCATGGTTCCACTTTCAGATGTAAACCGTGCACTAAAATCCATAGATACGTTTGAAGACTATTTAGAATCTCCAAACACTCAAGAATTTAGAATGAAGTATCCAGAGGTCACATGGCTAGCAGAAAGACTACGTGGAAAAATTAGAAGCGTTGGCGTACACGCTGCTGGCGTAGTTGTTGCTAAAGATGAGATAAGAAACTATGCCCCAATTGAATCTCGTGAAGATGCACAAGATAAGGTGTCTGGAAGAATTCCAGTAGTTGCTTATGATATGGATACCGTAGCCGATATAGGACTAATTAAATTAGACGCTCTCGGACTTAAGACCCTTTCGGTTATTTCAGACACACTGTCCTCTATAAAAGAGAGACACGGCAAAGAAATCAACCTTTCAAGTATACCACTAGATGATGCAGACATATATAAGAATTTGAGTGACGGATATACAATGGGTGTGTTTCAAGCGGAAGCCACACCATACACTAACCTCTTGATAAAAATGCAGGTCTCAACATTTGAAGATCTTGCTGCATCTAACGCCCTAGTAAGACCAGGGGCTATGGACACTGTTGGTATTTCATATATTAAGAGAAAGCACGGGCAAGAGGCAGTAAAATATATCCACCCAATAATGAAGCCTTTTACTGAAAACACATATGGGGTTATCATTTATCAAGAGCAAGTGATGCAGGCTTGCGTTTATTTAGGTGGAATGACCTGGTCTGAAGCAGACAAGGTTCGAAAAGTAATTGGAAAGAAACAAGATGCAAAAGAACTCAGTCCATTCAAAGATAAGTTTATTCAAGGCGCTACGCAGCATATCAGCAGAGACGAAGCAGAGCATCTCTGGAAAACCTTTGAAGCCCACGCAGGTTATTCGTTCAATAGGTCTCATGCTGTTGCTTACTCTATGCTTTCTTATTATACCGCTTGGCTTAAGCATCATTATCCTATTGAATTTTTATTCTCGATCCTTAAAAACGAAAACGATAAAGACGCCAGAACGGAATACTTGATTGAAGCTAAAAGACTTGGCCTAGACATAAAGCTTCCACACATTAATAAATCAGATGTTTATTTTTCTCTACAAGATAATTCAATTAGATTTGGATTGGCAGAAGTTAAATTCATATCAGATAATATTGCTAATAAGATTATTGATAAAAGACCTTATGCTGATTACTCAGATTTTATTGCAAAGGCGTCAAAAAAGGGAAGTGGAATTAATTCTAGGGCAATAGCTGCATTAAATGCAGTAGGCGGTGCCACCTTTGATGATAATCCCAGGACAGGCAAAGAGCAACAGAATTATTATGAGTATTTAAACATACCTCAGTTTAATGTTGGAATGAACCCAAAGATAAAGGCGCAGGCTAAACCTATAGCAGAGTTTGATGACCTAGGATCCTTCCCCATGTTTGGAATGGTTAAGAACATTAAAAGAGGTTCAGGGTGGGCAAGAATAGAGTTAGTTGATGAAAGCGGATCAGTTGGGTTATTTCATAATGAACAAACACAAATAGAAGCTGGCAAGATGTATTTTATTTTAGTAGGAGATAATCGAATAGCAAGATATGTAAAGATAGACGATATTAAAGAAGATTCTCCAGACCTGTTTGTACAGTATTTATATTCTAGCGGATATGATATTGACGATAACCAGCAGTTTGTGGTAAGCTTCAGTCCTTATAGAACAAGTAAGGGTAAGACTATGGCTCACGTAGTTATGTCTGATAAAGATAAAAATCTAACGAGAGCAATTGCATTCTCTAGCATGTATCCAATAGCACTGGCTAAAATGCGTGAAGGAATGATATGTAAGCCAATTCTAAAGAAATTAGAGGATGGCACTTTAATGATAAAGGAAATAAAATGACGGAAAATCCAGAAGAAGTATTTCAAGCAATGAATGCTTCTAGAATTTTAGTAGCCATATTGGCTAAATTAGGTAGTGTAGAAATACCTACAGAGCTTTTTATGTCTGCTAATAATGAAGATAAAGAATTGTCTGTAACATATAATGATGAAACTTTATCATTCGAGTTTAGCTTGCGTGAAGGTGGAGAACAGGGCGAGTATGAACTCGTTAATGACTGATTACGGACTAGACGCCCTTGCTGCAGTTTTACATGAAACTGCATTGAAAAAAGGATTTTGGGATGGAGAATACTCGCATGACAAGGTTGGCAATAAACTTGCTCTTGTACATTCGGAAGTTACTGAGGTTTTGGAGGCTATCCGCAAAGATCAAGGGTCTGAAAAAATTGTAGAAGAAATAGCAGACATAATTATTAGAATATTAGATCTGTATGCCGCTATGAGAAATCAAGAACATGTGGTTCATAGCCTAGATGAATCTCTACAAAATAAAATGAACAAAAATAATTTACGTCCAAGACTTCACGGAAATTTGTTTTAATGCTATACTTATGTAAAGAAAGAGAATAATGACTATACAAATAGATGATATATTGGCAAAGCTTGACCCTAAAACTAGAAATAGAGTTCAGTCTGCTGTTGAGGTTACTGTTGAAAAGCAACCTACACCTAGCATAGGATTGAATCTTGCCCTCAGAGGCGGTCTTGGATTTGGTAGACAGGTTTTGGTTTGGGGCAATAAGTCTGCTGGTAAATCATCTTTTTGTTTGCAAATGATAGCAGAGGCACAGAAAGCTGGAAAGACATGTGCCTGGATAGATGCAGAGCACTCCTACGATAAATCTTGGGCGGAAAAGTTAGGAGTTAATTCTGAGGAGTTAATATATTCATCAGCAAAAACAGTAAACGATATGGTAGACGTTGCTACGCAATTAATGGAAGCAGAAGTTGATATTATTGTTGTAGATTCCATATCAGCATTATTACCAGCAATATATTTTGAAAAAGATTCATCTGAATTAAAGAAGCTTGAAGACACCAAGCAAATTGGAGCAGAAGCAAAGGATATGACCCATGCGGTCAAAATGTTAAATTATGCAAACAAAAATACACTACTTGTTCTTATCTCACAGCAAAGAAATCAATTTGGATCTATGCATGCCAGCCACATCCCAACTGGAGGAATGGCAGTCAAATTCTTTTCCTCTACAGTCATCAAGCTCTGGTCTTCAGAGGCTGAAGCTAACGCTATTAAGGCTGGCGTTAAAGTTGGCGACAAGATTATTGAGCAGAGGGTCGGAAGACCAGTCAATTGGATTATTGATTACAACAAGCTTGGGCCCCCGAATTTATCAGGGCAATACGATTTCTATTTCCAAGGAGAAAATTTAGGGGTAGATTCAGTTGGAGAGACACTGGATGTTGCAGAAATGTGCGGTGTTATAGAAAAAGGCGGAGCCTGGTATACCGTAAATGAAGAAAGGTTTCAAGGTAGAGCAAAGGCAGTTCAATATTTAAGAGATAATCCAGATGTAGTTAATAAACTTAGAGAGGAAATTAGTGCCAAACATTAATGAGTTCATAGGTCCAAAACCAACAAAAGAAAATATTTCTAATTTAGAAACTGTTGTTGGGGTTAAGCCATGTTTTAAGTGTGATTTAAATGTGAATGAATATTACTGGGATCCAGTACAATTTATTATGAGTTGGACCTGTGATGCTGGACACTTAAATACAATAAAGGTTAATGGATGACAGAGCGTGGAGAAGCAAAGCGTGATGGCGCTAGGCAACAAAAGAATTCTGGACGTGGGCAATACCAAAAAGGTGACGCTCAATGGTACCAGTTTGTCGTAGATTATAAAGAAACTGCATCTTCTTTTAATTTAAATAAAGATGTATGGTCTAAAATCTGCACAGATACTTTTAAAGTAAATAGGAATATGCATCCTGCTTTAAAAGTAATTATAGGCGAGGAATCAAAAGTGAGACTCGCAGTTATCGAATGGGCTGTTCTGGAAGAGTTAGTGAAAGCCTGGGAAGAGAGTAATAATGCCAAATCCTAACATTATGTTGATAGGTAGACTGGGTCAAGAGCCTGCTCCAATTGGAGAAAATGGTATTAGACTTAGGATGGTTACAAATGATCGTCGTAAAAACGAAGAGACTGGCAAGTACGAAGATGCTGCGACATCTTGGTGGACAGTAAAAGTTTGGGGCAATCTAGCTAATCAAACAAGAAATAATATAAAGAAGGGGCAAGAGATTGTCGTTTCTGGCACAATCTATGAAGATAGATGGACAGACAAGAGTGGCGTAGAAAGAACTTCTTATGAGGTTCGTGCTGATAGCGTTGGGCTAACCACATATAGTATTTCAAAAGAAAATGCTAAAGACAGATTTTTTGAAGAAGTAGAGGCCCCGTTCTAATGAGAGAAGTATTTCTAACAACCTTAGTTGGTGCAATTGTTGGTGGAATATTTAGTGCATTTAAATTGCCAATTCCTGCACCTCCTGTCTTTGCAGGCCTAATGGGAATAGTTGGATTATGGATCGGCTATGCGCTTGTAACTAGGTTGATATAATGAGCGAGTTGAATACACTAGAGCTTATTAATAGCATAACAGAGTTTAACGATCTTCATGAATACATGAAAGACGATCAGCTTGATAAGGCCCTGGCAATTGTAGTAAAACTATTAATGAACCCAGATGTGCCAGCATCAAAAGCTCCTACATTGATTATAGAGCTTCAGGCAATGTCAACTAAATTCTCTATGATGGCTTCTGTGTATTCAACTATAGCTAAGGATAAGGCGGGGACAGTAAATAATAATAAAAAGAATATTTATTATTCAGCTAAGGAATCTATAGACAAGCTTGTAGATGCTCTCAAATATGTGGTTAGGTATAATGGGTAAAGAGATAGTAGCAAACTTAAAATTTAAAAAAGTAGTAGGTAATTTTGATCCATCTACTTTTGCCAAGATGTTAGATGATGCATATTTGTCTACAAAAAAAGCAGATCAAAAACAAACAAAGACAAGTTTTAGTCCAAGCTCTCTTGGATATGGAAGTGGAAATTGTCCCAGATATTGGTATTTAGCATTTAGTGGCGTTATGTTTATAGATAATAATAACTCTCAAGCAATAGCTAACATGTCTCAGGGAACTCAGGCTCATGAAAGAATACAATCTATTATTAAAAAAATGGGTGTACTGAAGCATGAAGAATATGAAATAATCAACGAATATCCTCCAGTTCGTGGATTTATAGATGTAATTTTAGACTGGAATAATGAAGAGGTTATTGGAGAAATTAAAACAGCCAAGCAGGAGTCGTGGGACACATATCAATCACGAATGTCTCCAGCACCCAACCACCTTTTGCAGCTTCTTTCTTACATGAAGTTAAAAAATGTAAAAGAAGGATTTTTCCTTTATGAAAATAAAAATACTCAAGAAGTGTTGGTTATACCTATAACCATGAACGAAAAGAATACAAAGATAATTGAAGATCTATTTACTTGGATGTGCGAGGTATATGATAACTTTAAAAACGGAGGACTCCCAATGAGGCCTTTTGTTAAATCAAGTTCCGCATGTAAAAATTGTAAAATTAAAAAAGAGTGCTGGTCTGGAGAAACTGGCACAGTACAGATAGAAGCTTTTGAGCCACCTAAACTATGAAGTGTTTTAATACAGAATGCAAAAAAGAATTTGAGCCTAAAACTCATAATCAAAAATACTGTTCTGATGATTGTTGTAGAATTGCAACAAATAAAAAAATTATGGAAAAGTATTATGAAAAAAAGGCAATTAGGCAAGGCAAGCACAGAGAATGCAAGATATGTAAATCTAAATTAAGCAGATATAATCAATCTAATCTATGTTCTAAGTGTGAAAAAAATAATAATATTAAAAATAGAAAAAATATTTTAGGAATTATAAATGACATTGGCTAGTTTAGTTAAAACTAAAGCAAGCAGGGTTTTGGGAATAGATGCATCCACTAATTCAATTGCATTTTGCCTTTTAGAAAATAATATTCCGATTAAATGGGGTAAGATTAATTTAACTGGAAACGATATATATGAAAAGATTTATGATGCTAAGTGCAAAGTGTTTGCAATGATAGGTGAATTAAAGTCAGACTACATTGCAGTAGAAGGAGCAATACTTGTCAAATCTGCTGATGCTGTGATAAAATTATCTTATGTATATGGGGTTGTCATTGCTGAGCTTATGTCTAGTGGCGCTAGTGTTATTACTATATCTCCTTCATCTTGGCAGGCTCATATTGGAAATAAAAACCCGACAAAATTTGAGAAAGACAGACTTAGGGTTGAAAATCCTGGCTATGCTGATTCCTGGTATAAGGCAAAAATGCGGGAGATTAGGAAACAAAGGACAGTAGATTATTTTAATAAAAAATATAAATTAGAGTTAGATGACTTCGATGTAGCAGATTCGTTTGGAATTGCTTACTATGCAAATGAGGTATTGACAAAAAGATGACACACAATATAACTAATCAAGAACAGTTTATAATAAGTATCTTAAATGAAAAAAAAGGAGGATACTATGTTGAGCTGGGAGCCTTTCATTCTAGCGATGGAAGTAATACATACCTTTTAGAAAAAGAATATAACTGGAAGGGAGTGTCATTTGAAATTATAGATAAGTGGAGAAATGAGTTTAACGAAAATAGGTCTAATCCATGTATGGGAGATGCTTTAGATTTTAATTACATATCGTACTTTGAAGAAAATAATTTTCCAAAACAAATTGATTATTTACAAGTTGATATAGATGCTGGTTATGATCAAAACGGAAGGCCCGTTGGAAATCCTTACTTGACACTACATGGACTACTAGCAGTTCCATTAAACCAATATAGATTTACAATAATAACATTTGAACATGATGCTAATATGTATTGGAGAAATATTGAAATGAGAAATGTGCAGAGAGAAATATTAGATTCTCTTGGCTACTCTCTTGTTGTTAGAACAGAGCACGAAGATTGGTGGATTGATCCTAAAGTTATTCCATTGCAGGAATATAGGAAATATTTTAAATGGGATCACCTATGAAATTATATAAAAGTAAAGATTGGCTATATAGAAGATATGTAGTGCAAAGAAAAACTATGGAAGAAATAGCAAAAGAGTGCGGCGTAACTGTTATGACCATACATAGATCATTGAAAGAGCACGGTATAATTAAATGAACTTAGAGCCAGTATTTCCAGATTCAAGAACATTTGAATGCCAGGATTTATATCTATTAACAGTAGGCACAGAAGCAGGTCAAGAAATTTGGAAAACCTGCCATGAAATTGCTCATATGCTTATTAGAAAAAATATTGCCTATGGCAACTCAGCTTTAGAGCCAGTGCGTATATTTTCTAAAGCGGGACCAAGAGAACAGCTCCATGTTCGTATTGATGATAAATTAAATAGATTAATGAAGGGTACAGAATATCCAGGAGATAATGATATTGATGATTTAATTGGATATCTAGTATTATTAAAAATAGCCAAATCTTGGTCTGAGTGATTTTAGTCAACTAAGATGGTATAATACCTATATATGGATATTGAATTAGCTGATCACTTTGATCGCATGAATAAGGTGGTAGAGGAATTACTTAAAGGTAATAATCCTACCCAGATTGCCACCCTGACGGGCTTTAAGAGAGCAGAGGTCATTGGGTATATAGACGAGTGGAAAGAGGTCGTTAAAAACGATTCTGGAGCTCGTGAGAGGGCAAAGCAGGCCATCTCTGGAGCAGATCAGCATTACGCCATGCTTATTAAAGAAGCCTGGAAGACCGTAGAAGATGCTGACCAAGCTGGTCAATTAAATGTAAAGGCTACAGCATTAAAACTTATTGCCGATATTGAAGGCAAAAGAATAGGAATGCTTCAAGAAGTTGGCCTACTCGATAATGCAGAGTTGGCTACACAGTTGGCGGAAACAGAAAGAAAGCAAGAGATACTTGTAAAGATATTAAAAGAGGTGACTGCTACTTGCCCTAAGTGCAAGATGGAAGTCGCTAAAAGACTATCGCAAATAACAGGTATTGTTGAGCCAGTAGTAATACATGACGAACAAGAAGCATTGTAGACATGTGTATGAATATGTTTATTCCTATATTTGTCCAGATTGCGGAAAAGATACGCATGAGCCAGACAGAGAATTAGACAGTAAATTGTTTAAAGAATATTATGAAAGCGGTAAACACCTTCAGTGGATTTGCCCTGTAGAAGGTGGCACTATTAGAGGATGGTGGTCAATTTAATGGAATTAAATTTTAATGACCTCATTGATATATTAGATGGAGAGGAGTTTGATGAAAGACCAGTCGATCTCAGAACATTTGTTACAGGAAAAGAGTATCTCGGATTACCCCCACTTTCGGAGTACCAATATACGCTTATCGAAAAAAGCTCACAAATCTATAAACAATCCACTCTTATCAAATTATTTGGAGAAAGAGAAGGCGAAGATCGTTACAAGCAAACCTGTAACGAAGTAGTAGCGCAGTTAGGTAAAGGTAGTGGAAAAGACTACTGCTCAACAATATCAGTAGCATATATAGTTTATCTCCTATTGTGCCTTAAAGATCCAGCTACATATTATGGCAAACCTCCTGGAGATTCAATAGATATTATTAATATTGCTATCAACGCACAGCAAGCAAACAATGTTTTCTTTAAAGGTTTTAGAAATAGAATTGTTGGGTCGCCATGGTTTATTGGAAAGTATTTTGAGAAAGCATCTGAAATTAAATTTAATAAAAATGTAACAGTTTATTCTGGACACTCAGAAAGAGAAGCATTTGAAGGATATAACGTACTGGTTGCAGTGCTAGACGAAATCTCTGGTTTTGCATTAGAAAGCACAACAGGTCATGACCAAGCAAAAACTGCAAGCGGTATCTATGAAATGTATAGAGCTTCTGTTGATTCTCGTTTTCCAGACTATGGGAAAGTAATATTACTTTCATTCCCTAGATTTAAGCAGGACTATATCCAACAAAGGTATGATGAGATTGTGGCTGAAAAAGAAGTAATACAAAGATCTCATAAATTTAAGGTAGACCCAGATTTACCAGACAACACAGATGGCAACGAGTTTGAAGTTTATTGGGATGAGGATCATATTATTTCGTATAGATATCCAAAAGTTTATGCCATTAAAAGACCAACTTGGGAAGTGAATCCTACTAGAAGTATTGATGATTTTAAAATTGCTTTCTATCGAGATACAGTAGATGCGCTAGGAAGGTTTGCTTGTATGCCTCCAGAAGCAATTGATGCCTTTTTTAAATCTCGTGAAAAGATAGAAAAAGCTTTTAGTAATATGGCAATAGGCGTGGATCAATTTGGAAGATTTGAAGAATGGTTTATACCAATTGAAGATAAAGAATATTTTATACACGTAGACTTAGCGCAAAAACATGACCATTGTGCAGTAGCTATGTCTCATATAAATAAGTGGGTAAATGTTAAAGTTACAGATAATTATTCCCAGCCAGCCCCAATAATTGAAGTGGATGCGGTAAGATATTGGACTCCTACTTCAGATAAATCTGTAGACTTTACTGAAGTAAAAGACTATATATTATCTTTAAGGTCTAGAGGATTTAACATAAGGACGTGTACTTTTGACAGATGGAATTCTCATGATATGATGCAGCAATTAAGACAATACGGAATTAATACAGAAACATTGTCTGTCGCAAAAAAGCATTATGACGATATGGCTATGGTAGTTTTAGAAGAAAGGTTGTCTGGACCACATATTAAATTACTTATAGATGAATTATTAGAGCTTAGGATTATAAGGGATAAAGTAGATCACCCAAGAAAAGGTTCTAAAGACTTAGCTGATGCCGTATGCGGGTCAATATTTAATGCTATAAGTTTAACCAGACCAGATTTTGGAGCAATAGAAGTTCATACATATAGCTCAATTAAAAAGCAGGAAAAACAACAATCTCAGCAAGAAAGTCACAATTTAATTAAGGCTCCATCAGCGATGCCTAAAAGTTTGGCGGAAGCACTAGACGGAATGGAAATAATATGAGCATATATCAAGATAAAGCAAAAGAATGCAAATGTTGTGGAAAACATGTACCGCTTCCAGTTAGACTAAAAGAGTTTAATGGAATTAAGGTCTGCCCCACCACATTTGACAACATAATTGAATATAAAAGAATATGGAATGAATTGGGTAAAAGACCTCCAGGAAGTGTTAGAAAACATTTTTCAGATTATGTACAAGGCATAGTGGAGTCTTCTATTGACAATACCAATAGTTCAAATATATAATTATCAACTAAGCACCAGTAGCTTAGTTGGTTAGAGCCCCCGACTCATAATCGGGTAGTCGTAGGTTCAAGTCCTACCTGGTGCACAAAGGAGATAAGATGTTTGATGACGATGAAGAAGATCACTTTGCATTTCAAAGAATGGAACATTATCTAGAGATAGGTGCAATTAGATTTGCAGGATATAATGAAAATGGCGAGGCTATGTTTGAGTTAAATGAGTCAATAACAAAGAATTTGGCACCAGAGTTATGGGAGGCTCATATGGAATATGTAGACAATAATCTTGTCGAACTTTATAAAGAGGGTTTAATGGAAGTTGAATATGATGAAAATCTGGAAGCAATAATGCATTTTACACCAGAAGGTTTTGAAATAGCTAAAGAAAAAGGAATTATTCCAATAGAAGATATTGACGGATTCGAATTAAATTAGATATAATTATAAGCCCTTGTAGCTCAGCGGATAGAGCGAGGCTCTTCTAAGGCCTGCGTCAGAGGTTCGATTCCTTTCAGGGGCGCACAGTGGACCATAGCTCAGCTGGCAGAGCGTAGAGCTGTTAACTCTAATGTCCCAGGTTCGAGCCCTGGTGGTCCAGCGGGAACAATCCCAAACTATATATAGGAGATAAATGAAAACAGTAGGAAATAAACTAAGTCCATTTAGAATTGTTGGCGTAAAGCCAGGAAGACTAGATGCCTCTGACGATGTTTTTGAAGTATTAAATGAAAAATCTTTTCCAGGAAAATGGAAGGTAATTGTTTTTTATCCAAAAGATTTTACTTTTGTTTGCCCAACAGAAATTGTTGCATATGACAAGCTTGTAAATGATTTTAATGATCGTGATGCAGTACTGCTTACAGGATCAACCGACAATGAATTCTGTAAAATTGCATGGCGTAACGCACATGAAGATTTAAAAAAGACAAATTCATGGTCATTTGCAGATCAAATTCGTGAATGGAGTTATTCAGAAATTGATGATGAATCGTATACTGGTCTAGCAGAACAGCTTGGAATCCTTACAAATGATGGTGTTGCTCTTCGTGCGACATTTATTGTTGATCCAGATAATGTTATTCAGCATGTAACAGTAAACAACCTTAATGTTGGAAGAAGCCCAGAAGAAACATTACGCATTTTAGATGCTCTCCAAACAGGAGAACTTTGTGCGTGTAACAGAAGCCTAGGCGGAGAAACTCTATAATGTGGGTTGAACAGCTAAAAGAATCTTTGCCAGAATATGCCAAAGATATAAAATTAAACCTTGATGCTGTCATTAATCGTAGTACGGTTGATCCAGAGCTAGCGACCCACCTAGCTTTGGCAGCCTCATTTGCTACTGGAAATGGAAAGCTTATTGGGTTTATTGCCGCTTCTTCTACAAACGAAGTCGAAAAGAATGCAGCAATGACAGCTGGCGCCCTAATGGCTCAAAATAATGTGTGGTATCCATATCTTGAAATGGCGGACGATCCAAATCTTTCAGGTCTTCCTGCACAATTAAGAATGAATGCAATTGCTTCTCATGGAGGAACTACAAAAGCTAATTTTGAAGCATACTCATTAGCCTCTTCAATAATTGGCAAATGTCATTTTTGTGTTAAAGCACATTATGAAACATTAAAACAAGAAGGATTTAGTGTTGAGCAATTAAGAGATATTGGAAGAATTGCCGCAACAATAAATGCATTAGCTAAGATATTAAATTCTTAGTTAAGTGGTCCGTTAGCTCAGTTGGTTAGAGCGCTACCCTGTCACGGTAGAGGCCGTCGGTTCAAGTCCGATACGGATCGCAAGCCCCTATAGCCCAGCGGTAGAGGCATGCGACTTAAAATCGTACAAGCGTTGGTTCGATCCCAACTTGGGGCACAAAGGAGATAAAATGAAAACAGCAATAGTAACTGGAACTCGACATGGTGTCGGAAGAAAAACAGTAATTGATTTAGTTGATAATGGATATAAGGTTATTGCTACATCAAGAAATATCAGTAACATAAAAGATTTAGAATCTGAAAATGTCAGCATAGAAGAATTAGATCTAACTAATTTTGAGCAAATAAAATTTTTTTATGAAAAGTATAAGAATATAACTTTAGATTTATTAGTTAATAATGCTGCAGGTGGGGTAGATCCAAAAACTTTAGTGAATTCAGATCCAGAAAGCTTTACCTTAGCTTATGCCTTGAATGTAAGTGGGCCAATGTATTTAACTAGGATGTTCACTAAAAACTTAGAGAATTCAGAAAACTCTACTGTTATATTTATAACATCATTTGCGGGTAGATATCCGTATATTGGACAAGCTAGCTACTGTAATTCAAAAAAGGCTGTTAGTGGATTATCTGAGTTATTCAGGCTTGAATATTCTGGTTATGGGATAAAGGTAACGGAGATTTGCCCAGCTTCGATAAACACTCATAGTGACCAAATAAAGCCTGTAGCTTTAGAGTCTGAAGATTTATCAAGTGCAATATTGTGGATTTCTTCTATGCCTAAAAGATGTAATATAAACTATCTTGAGATTGCTCCTACATATAGTAAAATATTTAATTAATAGACAAAGTTTACATAATTTGATATAATATAAATAGGTCGCCAAATGGGACCTAATTTAACTTATTCGCTCAAGGAGGAATAAATGGTAACACAATTTGCCATGGATCTTTTTAAAGATCCTTTTTTTATTGGCTTTAACAGAGAGTTAGAGCGTATTAATAATGTATATCGTGAAGCAACTAATCAATCTTATCCGCCATATGATGTATTAAAGGTGGATGAAGATTCTTATGAGATTTCTCTCGCAGTTGCAGGATTTACTAAAGATGATTTATCAATACACATTGATAATGGATCTTTAATTGTAGAAGGATTAAAAGAGTCAGTTGTGGCTCCAAAATCTTATCTACACAAAGGTATTGCAGCAAGAAAATTTGTTCGCACATTTGCATTATCTGAATATATGGAGGTGCAGAGTGCACAATTGGCCGATGGAATTCTTAAGATTAATATTGAAAGAATCGTCCCAGAAGAAAAAAAGCCAAAAGCAATTAAAATCAAATAAGGTATAATGGTTATGTCCATGAAGATGGACACGGGCCGAATAGTTACGCCTTAGGATACACCTGAGCATGTGTATAAACTGCTCACCAACATATAGGAGAAATATGCCAAGATATGAATATGCCTGCATCGAATGTGATTTTGGCATGGAGATAACAAAATCTTTTTCAGAAGCTGATTCTGTTGAGATGTGTGAAAAATGTGGAAACGCAATGAATAAAGTTTATGGAACAGTTGGCGTTCAGTTTAAAGGTACAGGGTTTTACAAAACAGATAATTCAAAATAGTTAAATGATATAATTAACTTGTTATAATATTTGTAACAAGGGGTTATCTAGTTGAATAGGACAAAAGCATGGAGATTATCATTAGCCTTTATATTAGGGTTTGGATGGTTATTCTTAACTCCTGCTCAAAGTAATTTAGATCCACTATCTGCCGCCGCTGCAGAGATACAAGAATTAAATGCTAGCGTCCCAGATTTAAATTATAAAACAGAATTTCAATCATTAATTGATATAGCAGAATCTGATTACGATGCTGCTGTTTCTGCAAAAGAAGACATGGACCAAGCCTCAGATGAATATGATCAGGCGGTAGAAACAGAGGCGGCTAAGCTTGAAGAAGTCAATATAGCACAATCAGCAGTAGATGGTCAAACAGTCACAGTTGAAGTAGCATTACAAGATAAAAACGATGCCCTGCAAGACAAGAATGATGCTCAGGATGCTTTAGATATAGCAAACCTAAATGTTCAAACAACACAATCTGCAGTTCAAAATGCTGGTAGTACTGGGCTTCAATATACTGTTTATTACCTTGCAAGAGATTCTTATGGAAACGCAATAACTAATGGAGTCGCATGCACTGGTGTTTGGAATAGCAATTCAATGTCCCCTGGGTCTGCAACATGTGGAAGATCCGAAAACTTTATAGTTAAATTTACAGGCAGAATTACAGTCCCATCACATTGGACTTCTACTAAATTTGCAGGGTATACAGATGATGGGTTTAGAATGTATGTTGATGGAGTGCTTGCTGTAAATAATTGGCAGGAACAAGGGACTACATGGAGTCCATATACTCCAGTATATGACGTTAGCGAAGATAAAACTCTTGATGTAGAAATCTGGTGGTATAACGGCGGAGGGCCAGGATACTATCATCTTGGCTGGGCGATTCCTGGCGGATGGACTGGAGCAGGATGTGATTATACTGGCGGATGGGGCGTAGGATTTAGCTGTGACCTTAATACTTTTTCTTATGGGCAAGGAGCAACACAGGCCCAGATAGATGCTTATAATCAGGCGGTGGCAGAACAACAGGCAGCACAATCAAATTACAATCAGATGCTTGCTATATACAACAACAAACTATCTTACTATAATGAGCAGAATAATATATTGAATACATATAATCAAACTTTAAATACAAAAACAAATGAATATAATACTGCTGTATCAAATACCGCAACTGCTTTACAAAATAAAGAAGATAAAGAAGATGCTTATGACCAATCAATAATAGATGTAAATGATTCTATTGTTTCCGCCTGGGAATATTATAATAAACAATTAGCTACAGAAATAGCTGCTGCTATAGCACAAGCATTAGCAAGCCAACCACAGCCTGAACCAACTCTTGAACCCACACCAGAGCCCACACCGCAGACAAGCCCAGAGCCAGAACCAGAGCCAGAACCAGAGCCTTCATTTGAACCTACCCCTGAACCAACTGTTGATCCTGAGCCCACGCCTGAGCAAACTGAACCAGATGATCCCACTCCAACTCCAGATTCTGAAACCACAGATGAACCGCAGCCAGAGCCAACCCCTGATTCTGAGCCCACTCCTGAGCCTTCACCAGAGCCTTCACCTCAGCAAACGGATATAGATCCTGAGCCAACTCCTGAACCTGAGCCAACTCCTGTTTTACCTTCTCCAAAACCATCTATTAAGAATACCATAAATGAATTATCTGCGATAGCTAATTTAACAAGTAAAGATAACGTAGTGGTTAAATTAACTCCAGAACAATCGGCGGCGGTTGCAAATGTATTGGTATCTTTAGCCCCAGAACAAAAGAAAGAGGTAGCAAAAGATTTAGGAATTAAAACTGAAGAAATAGCAATAATTGCGGAGGCGGTAAAAGAAAATCCAGTTATAGCCGCAGCAGTGGTAGAATTTTCTAGTAGAGCTGAAGAAAATCAAGATGCAGTAATGCCATATACATTAGCTGATGCTACAACGGAATTACAAACAGAGGTATTTTTGGCGGACCCAATAGCAGCATTAACAGATATAGATTTTGAAAAAATATCTAATCCCTCAGAATGGGGTAAAGATATGACAGATGATCAAAGAGAAAAGGCGCAGGAAGTAATTGTGCCAGTAATTATTGCATCAAATATTGTGGCTGCCGCCATGACTAGGAGGATATAATGAAAATAATTAAGGCTATCCTGAACTATTTCTGGGAGGCAGTTAAAGAAAGCATTGCTCAAGTTTGGACTCTATTGGGCTTTTTTATTGCTTGGTTAACCCTTACAGGGACAGCTCAGCAAGTAGTAGGGGTGGCAACAATAGCTGCAACTATTATTTGGCTCGCAACTATCCCTCTTCGTAAAGACGAATAAATGATATAATTACCAATATGGTAAGACTAATTGGACTTGCCCTTGCAGGGCTATTTATGCTGTCAGGATGTGGATATGATGGAGTTTTCAGATATCCATGTCAGGACCCTGCCAATTTCGATAATCCAGAGTGCAACCCACCCTTGTGTAAGGTTGAGGGACAGTGTACAATAGATATACTAGGATTCGACCCCAAGACGGGGGAAGCACCAACTATACAACAGAACGGTAACGAGTAATGGCCAAAAGACCACGATTAACTCCATCGGACTTAGACGCAAGATTAAAATTCACCCTTGGTCTAATCCTTGGAACTATTTTATTATTTACAACTATGGGCATACTTTATGCTCTTATTTTTGTTACACAGCCAATTGGAGAGCAGTCTGAAAATGATAAGATGTTCTTTAATGTTTTAGGTTCGGTAGCAACATTTATTACAGGAACCCTTGCGGGATTGTTAATTGGCAAGAGTGGCGGAAATGAAAGCCAGATTAAATTTGATGAGCCAGAGGCACCAGAAGCTCCAGTACCAGCTCCAACTAATCCAGAGCCAACTGGAAAGCCAAATGACGAAATGCCAGAAGAAACAGAAATTGATGAAGATTGGGATAAAGAGTAATAGTATGCCATGGAATATTAAACAAGGCGCAGCTGGATGTAAAGGTTATGCTGTTATAAAAGAAGGAACAAATGAATTGGTTGGTTGCCATGAAAGTGAAACTAAGGCAAAAGCCCAGCTACGTGCTCTTTATGCTAGCGAAGTGAATAAGGCTAACCCTTGCTGGGATGGTTATGAGCAAGTTGGTTGGAAAACAAAGGGCGGTAAAAAGGTACCAAATTGTGTACCAAAAGTTAAAAAAGGAATTTTTGGAAGGGGTAAATAATGGCTGATTTGGGTACAGCAGAAAAGTTAATTGAAGTTGCTAAAGCAGAGATTGGAACCGTAGAAGGTCCTCGTGACAATGAAACTAAGTATGGAAAATTTACTAAAGCTAACTTTCAGCCATGGTGCGGATCTTTTGTCATGTGGTGTGCAGACCAAGCTGGAGTAAAAGTGCCAAATACTGTTTATACACCCTCTGGAGCAGCAGCATTTAAAAAGGCTGGTCGCTGGCACGATCCTCAGATTGCAGATCCAGAGCCTGGAGACATAGCGTATTTTGATTTCCCTGGAGATGGAGTTGAGAGAATCTCACATGTTGGCATTGTTGTTAAAGATAATGAAGACGGAACTGTGTGGTGCATTGAAGGTAATACAACTAGCAAAAAATCTGGCAGCCAAAGAAACGGTGGAGAGGTTTGTCGCCAACTTCGTGCATATAAAAAGAATAAAAAAGGTGTAATGGTTTCAATAGTAGGCTTTGGAAGACCTAAATTTAAGGGGGTCAAAGCTGAAACCCCAGCATCTCCAGAGATTCAATCTGCTATTAGCTTGCTAGAAGGAAATGGATATAAGGTAATTAAACCTTCTGGTGGTGGGTCAAATAATAAGACTGTATAATAAATAAATATACTGTAAAATAGAGGTATTGGCAGAGGTAGAAGCCTTTAAGGAGAGTAAAAGTATGAAAGAGTTTTCTTGGGAAGCAATGACGGGTATCAAATCTATCTATGATATAGATTTAAACGCCGCAGACGGAACCCCAAATTTTTTACAGCAGTTTAAAGGCAAGGCTATAATGCTTGTAAACACAACAGTTGGTTGCGGAAACGCTAATCAGTTAGAAGTTTTACAGTGGTTGCAAGATGAGTTTGGTGGAGACAAATTTCAAGTAGTTGGCATACCAACTAACGATTATTGCGGACCTGGAATTACTAAGGGCAAGTGGTCAGAGGGCATCACATGCGGAATGGACTCTCAAAAGTATGGAGAGGATGTTTACGGAACTACGTTTAAGTATTCTGAAATGATTTCTTCTAACCCTAACGCTGAAGTTATTGCTCAAGTAAGCACCCACCCAGGGAAAAATGGTGTTGGCCAAGACCTTGGGGAGCCACATGACCTTTATGTTGAAGCTTCTAATCATGCTGCATGGCTTTACTCATATCATAAACAAACTGAAGGCGATGACTACGAATCCGATACAGATCAATATTATTCATGGTGGCTTAACCAAAAAGATTCTGGAATAAATATGGGTGGGAACTACGAAAAGTATTTTTTTGACAAAGACGGATACCTTGTAAGACATTTACATTGTAATGCATTAAATTATGATGCAGAAAAAACAATTAAAGAATCACATGAGCAGGACGGTAGAAAATTTAAAAGATTCTCGCACTTTGCTAGGTCCTCAAAGATATTTGAAGAAGAACTCGCATATACAAAAAATTTAATAAAAGAATTATCTGAAAATAGAATTTCAGAATTAAACCCAGCCTTTGGGTTTAAGTGGAAATAATAAAATAGTTGACAACCGCTATTTAATTCCTGTATAATAGTATATAGGTACAAAACAATACAAATTGGACCAATGCTGCACTTATATGAAAATGGGGTAGAGATACTTCGTAAAAAAATATCAAATAAAAATGTAGATACCTATTGGGATAACTATAATTTTATTATATGGAAAAAAGATATAGGCGGATATTCAAATACAGATGGTGTATTTAGAAATAATAGTTGGGGAATAGCAAATACTATCTCAATTAACGATAAAGGGACATGGTCTCTTCCGCTAAAATATGTCAAATATTTTAAATAATTTAAATACAGATGAAGAGTCTATTAACTGGTGGCATCTAGCTGCCTGTAGAGGTATAGATACTAATTTATTTTTTGATAAATATGAACTAGATATTAATATAGCTAAAAATATAGATCAAGCATGTTTGTCTTGCCCAGTGATCAACATGTGTTATGAATCTGGAATAGAAAATAATGAGTACGGAGTTTGGGGCGGAGTATATTTGAGCTCTGGTTCATTGGATAAAATGAGAAATTCTCATAAGACTAAACAAATTTGGGCAGAATTAAAAAAGAGGCACAGTGAATTCTAATTTATATGACAAAGGTCATTTTAAACATGGAGTAAACCTGTGGACTGGTGAACCTAACAAGCCAGTATTTTACAACGAAGAAATGAAAAAGAAACTTAGAGAAATAAAGAAGCCACTGCTTCTCATGATGGATGTAGTTAAATATCCAGATTTTCTCGCCTTAAGATTATATGAGGATAACTTTATACAGTTTACTGGAAGTAAAAAAGAAGAAGTTATAGATTATGTTATGAAGGTAAAAAAGATGATTGAATCATACGGTGTAAGATGCGAACTTGAGGGGGTTCCTGGTGGAAAATCAATCAATTAATGTATATATACAATCAGAACAAGTATACGGCACTGTCGAAAAGATGGGAGCCTTTGCCTCAATGGTAAAATATGAAATAGATGGAATCCAATACGAGGAGCTATTGGAAAATGACGATTTGCTTTTTATAGGAGAGTAAATGGAAAAAATATTGTGCTATTCCTGCAACAAAAGTAAAAATAAACTATCGTTAAAACAATCAACTGTTTTAAATATTAATTTATTTTTATGCCAGACATGCATAGACGCTAAATACGAACCAAGATGGGCGGTAATTTTAGCAGGAAGATCAAACGGACATGACACTGTAAAAGATATTATTCAGAAAAAAAGATATCTTGGAAATGAAATTACAGCGTCTGAATTATTAATTTAGTTTAATTATAAGGTATAATTGTTACATAATGGAAATTAATTATGTGACAATTGTTTTGTCGCTTTTAGCGGCTGTTTTAAGTGGTATGGGAACTGCTGTAATTGCAGGGCTTAGAGATTCTAAAAAAGAAAAAATAAGGCGGGAAGAGCGAGAAAAAGACCATCTAAAATTAGAGGTAAAAGACCTAAAAATAGAATTATATCAGTTAGAAAAAGAATTAAATCAATGGAAGGATAAATATTATTCTTCAATTCAGGAATTAATTGCCCTTAAGGCGGAATTAGAAAATGCCCTGACAATGCTTAATCATATAGAAATGCACGAGGAGCTGGACTCGGAATATTTAAAATAGTAAAATAGGGTATATGACCTGCATAGTAGCCCTATCTCATGGAAATAAAGTATATCTTGGCGGAGACTCCGCCGCATCAGATGATAAGTCTGGACTTGTTTTACAAGTAACAGATCCAAAAGTTTTTAAAGTAGGTCAATTTGGTATAGGGTTTGTTGATAGTTTTAGAATGGGACAGATATTGCAGTACAACTGGACTCCACCAATTTATAAGCCTACTGCAGGATTTAAAAACTTAGACAAGTTCATGCGTACCAAATTTGTAGAGTCTGTCAAAGAAGCTTACCAGGAAAATGGATACGGAAAATTTGGCTCAAACACCGAAGATGGGGATGAGGGTGGAATTATAATAATTGCTGTTCAAAACACAGGAAGAATATTTTCTATGGATGTAGACTATCACGTATCAGAGTTAAGTACTGATTATTATGCTGAAGGAAGCGGACAGCAAATAGCGCTAGGATCACTTGCCTCAACATCTTCTATTAAAACCCCACGTAAACGTGTCAGAATAGCGCTAGAAGCGGCATCAAAATTTATTATGAGCGTAAAACCTCCCTTTACAATAATAGAGGTATAAGGTATAATTCTTTTATGGAAGAACCTAAAGACATTAATGATCTTTATCCAGATTATAGTAGATCAATGGATGTTAGAGGAGTCCCAACCCATATATGCCCATGCGGATGTGAAGTATGGAACTTAAAAGTAATTTTTTATAACTTTGAGATAGCAAGTTATTTCTTAGACATGGAGTGTGCCGAATGCGGTACACTTGCAACGGCACCAACGCCTATTGATAGAGACGGATCAGAGTGAGAAACAGAGATAGAATAAACCAGCTTGAACTTGAATTGTATAAGCTTAGAATAGAAATAGATTTAATGCATGAAATTATGCACGGATTTGTTCAAGCACAAGAATTAAAGTCACAAAATATGGATGCTGGAAAATGGTATCCACGTAGACTGCCACCACAACAATAACTATTGACAGTAATCGCATAATTTAGTAATATTATCTTATGAAAAAGATACTTGTTATTACTATTTTGATATTACTATTTCCAATTCAATATGGTTCAAAGGCAAGTTCTAATACTGGATCTTTAGCTATTATAGATACAGCGTTGGATACCTCTATTTTAGATATTAAAGAAAAAGTTATTCATGAAGTATGCATACTAGATGGACCATACTGTTCAAACGGTAAATCTTTTATGGAGGGGCCTAAAGCAGCCTCATTACCAGACAAAATAATAAGATCTAATGGGTTTAAACATGGAACTCAAATGACATCTGTTGCCATAAAGTCAAATAGTGATTTAAATATAGTTTTTATCAGAATAATAGGACACTATAACAATGGTTCAAGAAGACCTACTACCTCTAAAACCCTACCTAATGCACTTAAGTGGGTATTAGATAACCACAAACAATATAATATAAAAGCTGTTTCTATGTCGCAGGGCAGCCACAACTTTGGTAAAAAATATAAAAACTATTGCCCTTTTACTGTAAATAATTATTATATTCAGTACCTACTGGCTAGAGGCATACCAGTATTTTTACCAGCTGGCAATCAGTCTGATCATAGCAGAATAGATTGGCCAGCCTGCATACCAGAGGCTGTAGCAGTAGGAGGTTATGAAGATGACGGTACGGTTTCTGAATATAGTAATTATGATAAGACTCTAATAGACGTGTGGGAAAAGATAAACTACAATGTTGTTAGCCCAGGAGGGGTAGAGGAGAAGCAAAAGGGTACCTCTATTTCTACTCAAATTGCAGCAGCAAATTTTATAAAAATATTAAATAGATATCCAGAATATAATGTAAAGGATATAAATAAATTAATTTATAGCAACATGTATCAAATAACTAACTCTAAAGGGATGTTAGGAAAAGTAATAGATATGGATAAAATTATAAATGGGTAATAATATGACAGTTTTAGAAGAAATTATTAAAGAGGTTTCTGCTTCTCTTTATCAAAAATGGTACAACGCTTTACCAGAAAATGAAAAAAATTCAGAATCTTCTGAAGCAATGGCAAAAAATGCAGGTGAAACCACATTCTTTGTGATACAGCTATTTATGCAAAAGTTTAATGACGCTGCTGAAGAATTAAAGTCTATTGACTAGATAATATCAATTTAGTAGAATACACTTATGCAAACCTTTTTACCTCATAAAAACTTCGCAAAAACTGCTAAACACTTAGACAGAAAAAGATTAATCAAGCAAAGTGTTGAAAATTTACAAGTGCTAAAGTCTTTAGCTGGGCTTTATAGTTCTGGTGCATGGAAAAATCATCCTGCAGTAAAAATGTGGCGGGGGCATGAAGACTGGCTATTCTTATATAATGAGTCTATCGTTAAAGAGATCATCATGAGAGGCTATAAAAACAGCACAATGGAACAGTTCGAACAAATTTATCAAGATAACTTCATGATGCTTGAATCAGAAGCTCCTTGGTGGCTAGGAGATGAGCGCCTTCATTACTCTCACAAGGGTAGATTATATGAAAAAGACCCAGATAAGTATTATTTTTATTCAGAGTTTGCGGATTATAGACAACTAGGATATACTTGCTGCGTGTCCTGCAGCTATTATTGGCCAACTCATGTTGAGGCGTTATGATTGTAACAGATGATAATTTTGATGACATTATAGCAACACATAAGTTGATAATGATAGATTTTTGGGCCGAATGGTGTAGGCCATGTAAAATGTTTTCTCCAATCATTGAAGAAGTTTCTCAAGAAACTGGAATATGGTTGGGAAAATTGAATGTCGACAATGAACTTATTAAGTCTGTCGAACATCATGTCACAAGTATCCCTACCACCATATTGTTTAAAGACGGAAAGCCAGTAAAAAAAATTATTGGTGCCAAGCCTAAACATATTATGATGGAGGAGATTAAAGAATGGATCTAAACTTTGATGATTGGATTAAATTTGGTTATGACAAAGGCTGGATATCAGATGTTTTTTGCAATACACATGACGGACCACCTATGCTTCCAGAAGAAGAATATGAGTGGAACGAAGGCGGAGACCCCTGTTCTTTTCAAGTAAGAGTGTGGGAATTAGAATAGAATTCTCAATCGCAATAGATTGTAGAATATAAAAGGAGAAATAAAAAAGAATGAAATCATTCAAGAAAATCGCTCTAGTTTTGGTTGCAGCCATGACTACGGGTACACTTATTGCAACACCTGCAAGTGCTGCTGTAATGACTGTTGCGCTAGACGTTAACGGAACTGCGAATACAACTGCTTCCGCTCTCGCTACGCCAGCACAATTACCAGTACCTTCTGACAACACAGTAGATGCTGCTGATGCTTTGAAGTTTGTTGCAACTGTAGATACAGGAACATCCGTTACTGTAACTGCTACAAATGCAACTATCGTATCAGCATTGCATGCTGCTGCTGCACCAGTTACTGCAAGCTCAGGCTCATCAAGCCTTACAATTGCAACTGGCACAGGAACAACTGCAACGTTTTATGTATATACTAAAACGACAGCCATTGGTACTGTTGTTGTGACAAATCAGGGAACAACCCTAACATATTATGTACAAGGAACTGTCGGCAAGATTAATACTCTTGCTGTATCAGCTCCCGCAAATGGTGCCGCTGGAACAAAGCAGACCATCACAATTACAGCAACTGACGTATTCGGAAACAAGGTTTCTGGAAAGTCAATTACTGGTCGTGTATTTGGATCAGGTGGAACGCTTGAAACAACAACCGCTACAACTGGTGCAACTCTTTCAACCTTTGGAGTAGCAGAATTTAAGCTAACCCTTCCAACAACTTCAACACGTTCTCTTGTAGAGTTCTCGTTGACAACTGCTGGCGATGGAGAGTCTGCTGACGTAGCAGGTTTAACTGCTCGTACACTAGCACCATATGCAGAGATTGCAGTTCGTGATCTTGCTGCAGAACTAGCCGCTAAAGAAGCAGATCTTGCTGCAGAAAAGGCAGCACGTGCTGCTGATAAGGTTGCTGCCGATAAGGCTCTAGCAGATGCTAAGGCTGAGGCTGACGCTGCTGCGATTAAGGCTGCTGCAGAACTTGTAACTGCAAATGCTGAAGTTGCAAAGCTAAAAGCTGAAGCAGTAACTGCAAAGGCTGCTGCTGACAAGGCTCTGGCAGACGCTACTGCTGCACACGTTGCAGAATTGGCTAAGGTTAAGGCTGATAATGATTCTGCAATTGCGGATCTAAAGAAGGCATTTAATAAATTAGCAAAGAAGTGGAATAAGAAAAACCCTTCTGCAAAGGTTAATTTGATTAAGTAATATTTAGGTGTATGGGAAATTCCCATACACCTATATATAAACTTTACAATATAATAATATGATAAATTATTCCGAAAACGAAATAAAAGATGCTTTTATAAATGCTAAAAGATCTTCTATGCCAGTATTTTTTATAAATTTTATTTCTGAA